GACATCCTGCCGTACCTGCCAGCAGAGATCGCTGACAGGCTCATTGAAGCTGCACTAAGCAAGATAGGAGTGTGACCATGTTCAAACCAAGCTATGACGGCCTGACACCCGATGAGATTGAAGTCAGGGTGTGGGCCTTTGTGGTCAAGACCATCACCCTGATGGTGTTCTGCATCGCGCTCGGCCTGATGTGGGCCATCGCGTTTGAGGAGCAGAGCGACACGCTGGCACCCATTGACGCGATTTTCTTGGAGATTCTGAAGGCCGTGGCGTTCATGGGCGTCGGCACGCTGGGCGGCATCTCTGGCCGCAAGGCATCGCAGGCCGTCGCCAAGAAGCTGTCGGACAAAGGGGAAGACTGATGCTGCCCATCGTTGCATCCATCGTTTCCAACCTCATCAGCAACGGCCTGCCCAAAGTGGCAGACGCCGTGATGGACAAGGGCGTTGAAGCCGTCGAGGCCAAGCTGGGCATGAAACTGAAGCCCGAGGGCGAAGCCACCCCGGAGGACAACGCCAAGCTGAAAGAGGCGGCCATGAAGCATGAGGAGTTCATGGCCGAGATCGACCTCAAGAACATGCAGGGCGCACGCGACATGCAGCTGAAGGCCATGGAGTCTGATGACCCCCTGGTGCGCCGCTTCGTCTACTACTTCATCGGGTTCTGGTCGGTGCTGGCTGCCGTCTACATCGGCTTCATCACCTTCGGCCAGATTCCCGAGGAGAACATCCGCTTCGCTGACACCATCCTTGGCTTCGTGCTGGGCACCATGGTGGCGAGCATGTTCCAGTTCCTGCTGGGCAGCAGCATCGGCAGCCGCAACAAGGACAAGAAGTGAAGCCCGGTGTTGACCAGCTGGTGGCCGCTGGCATCAAGCGCGACATGGCCGAGCGTTGGCTCCCCCATGTCCAAAATGCAATGGCACGCTTTGGTATTGAGTCCGAGCGCCAGGTCGCAGCATGGCTCGCGCAGACCGCGCATGAGTCTGGCGGCTACACCGCGCTGGTGGAGAACCTAAACTATCGCGCTGCCACCATGGCCGTCTGCTGGCCCGCCCGCTTTGGCGTCAAGAACGCTGACGGCACCTGGGCCAAGGACGCCAAGGGTGCACGGGTGCCCAACAAGTTCGCGCTGGCGCTGGAGCGCAAGCCAGAGATGATCGCCAATGTGGTCTACGCCAGCCGCATGGGCAACGGGCCAACCGAGTCAGGCGACGGATGGAAGTATCGAGGGCGCGGCCTCAAGCAGCTGACCGGCAAGGACAACTACACCCGCTGCGGCCAGGCGCTCGGGCTTGATCTGGTGGGCAATCCCGACCAGCTGCTGGAGCCAGAGGGCGCTGCGCTGTCAGGCACCATCGGCCTGGAAGACCGACAGCGCCGTTACAAAGCCGTGCTGGCCTCGACAGGCTAAATCAGGTGCCAGCCCAGGCTGGCGATCAGCCAGCAGATCTTGGCCAGCAGGCCGAGCAGGACCAGCGAAACCACCCACATGGCCAGCGCACTGAGCAATTTCATCACTGCGCGGCTCCCAGCGCTGCCAGCCGCTTGCTGTAGTTTGCCGTGTGCCTGATGCGCTTGACGGTGTCGATGCGCTTGATGGTCGCCTCGTTGGCCTCCTTGAGCTCGCGCAGCTTGGTCATGCGGTCACGCGGTGCCACCTTGCCGGCCTTGGCCACCTTGTCGGCCATCGCCTCGTAGGCCTCGGCCCATTCGTCCAGGCTGTTGTGCACGCTCACGGGAATGTCCTTGCCAGGCACCATCAGACCGTAGCCCGCAGCCACCACAGTGGCGTCGAACTCCTGCAGTTCCTCGGCGGCTTCCTGCGCCAGCGCATTGGCCTCCTCCACCACCGGGTCAGTTTGTTGCGTTTCCGCAACATCCACTGTCTCATCCGCGACAGGCTCGCTCGGGATTGTGACTGCAATCACATCCTCGGCCACGGGCTTGGGTTCCTCCAGCGCTGGCGCGGGCGGGGCCACCATGTCCAGCGGGTTGCGCTGGGTGATGTCCTTGACTGGCCGGGGCTTGGCTTCGTCCGGGTAGTCTTGGGCTTCCTCGGCGGTGATGAGACCCTTCAGCACATCTGGAAACGCATCGCGCAGGGCAAAGCCACGCGCACGCATCTGCAGCATCCGCTTTGGGTATGCCTGCCACGGGCCTTGCTTGCCCCACAAGCCAGCCCGCTTGGCGTCCTCCACTGAGAAGGTGGCCACCACCGGCTTGCGGCCCTTGCGGTAGGCGATGCAGACCGCCACCGGGTTCGGCGTGCCCTCGCCTTCCACTCGCTCCTCAATGCCCTCGCACACGGGGCTTGCTTGCACCAGCGCCATGGCGGCATCGCCGTACACGCTGGGCTTGCCGTTGATGACGGCGATGTTTTGCAGCGCCTGCATGGGGGCCAGGCCAATCTCATAGCCCCACTGCACGCAGACCATGATGTCCTGCGGCTTGCCCTGGTAGGCGCGGGGAACCATCTGGCTGCTGGCCAGCATCTCGCTGAACTGGATGGCCTCGGTGATGGTGGCCGGAGCAAAGCCGCGGCGGTCAGTGGTTGTCAGTGCTGTCATGATTTTCCTCGACGTAAGTTTTCAGGGTGGTGATGATGAGCTCTGCCATGGCGTCAACGAATGCCTCGGCCTCATGCTCTTCGGCGGTCGGGCAGGCATTCAGAAACGCCACGACGGCGGCTTCATAAAACTGGGCGATGGCTGGGTGATCCACCATGTTCATTGCAGTTCCTTTACGGTGAGGGTGGACTGGCGCACGCTGTACGCTTCTTTGGCCGCGACCATGCGCGCAGGCTTGGCTGCATAGTGGCGCATCGGCCACTTGACCAGCACGTTGCCAACACGGCCAAGCTCGGCCTGTCCCAACATTTTTTTCAGCTGTTTTTCAGCTTTTTCGATACTGGACTCGGCCTCACGGATGTCAGCCTGTGCCTGCAGGATGACGCCCACCCACTGCTCTGCCTCAGGCGGCAGCTCGGTCTCGTCCTTGGTGGTCACCGGGTAGATCCGATCGAGCTCCTTGCTGGTGGTCGGCGGATACCACTCAATGCCGCCCGTGTGGCGATAGGTCTCCAGCCTGGCGTCGAAGTCCTTGACGGCCTTGACGATGGCGTCCTGAGTCTGTGAGTGCGGAGCGAACAGGAAGACGCGCAACTCAATGCCCTGGTAGAGCACGCAGACTGCGCCCCATTTGTGGCCGGTGACCAGCATCTGGCCCTGCAGCTGGATGGGGCCGCGCGCCAGGTGCGGTGTCTCTTCTGGCATGGTCTTCGTGAGCTTGGCCTCCAGCACGCCAGGACCGTCGAGCTTGATGCTGTCCTGTCCAACCACGAAGATGCCTTTGTCGGGATCGCTGGTGACCTCTTGGCCATTGCCATACCCGATGCCGTCCAAGCTGCACTGCAGCGCTATGGTGCGGCTCTTGTACGGCACGGTGATGTCGAACTTGCCCTCGATGCCCAGGCGCTGGCAGGCTTCGATCAGGATCACCGGCTCCAGGGTGTTGCCCCAGGCCATGGCTTCGTTGCCGATGTCGGGGCGCTCCTTGCCGTCGATCGCGTTGATGCTGAACTGCAGCTCATCATTGGGCGTGCTGTATTTGCTGAACCCCATGAGGCCCGGCAGGCGGGATGCGGACATCTCGCGGTCGTCTGTCAATTTTCCAGCCATGATTTCTCCTTCAGTTGATATTGGGCAATGTGCTTGCCGTTGACCTCAATGGTCTCGGTCTCGATGTGGTGGCCCTGCTGGCGCAGATCGGCGATGCGTGCGGCCAGGCGAAAGCAGCCAGCCTGCTGCAGCGCGTCCATGGCTGTGACCGGGCCGCGCTTGAGCATGTCGAGGATCTGGGTGGTCTGGCTCATGCTGGCACCCCCATGGGGTTGAGGCGCATCTTGGCCTCTTCCTGGGCCTGGCGGCATGGCGGCTGCCAGCCATGGCGCAGCCAGGTTTTGGTGATGTCTGTGGCTGCAGCCGGGGTGTATGGTCTGCCCTGCAGCAGCGGGTGTGTGGGGACGGTGCGGCGTGCTGTCATGTCACACCCCCAGCGCAAGCAACACGCCCCAGAAGGCGAACACTGCGCAGCACAGGACTGCAGTGGCAAGGTCTTTGATGTTCATCTCATTCTCCATACTTTTGCGCTGCCATCTCTTGTGCCCTGGCAGCGTGGGCAATCAGTTGCTGGCGCTTGGCCGCGTTGCGCTCGGCCTGGCTCATGCGCCAGTGGCCGATCAGTGGCAGGCACAGCTGGCCCACCACGCAGAGCACGACGAAGACGAGCAGCCAGTCCATGTCAGATCCGCTTGAGCAGGTTGCTGACCTGGCTGGCGTGCCAAACACAGCCACCGCGGGGTGTCTCGATGCCGCGGGCTTCCAGCACCTCGGCGATGTCGCGCAGGGTCTTGGCCCCGGTCTTGCCGATGATGTCGCGCACCACCGGGCCCACGCGCTCTGCATACCGGTCGGCCTTGGCCTGCAGTTTGGCGATGCCAGCAGCGCTGCCCAGCTCAGGCGTCGGGCTGCCCAACTTGCGACCCTGGGCCTTGACCTGGGCCAGCGCAGCCTTTGTGCGCTCGCTGATCTTGCGCGCCTCCCACTCAGCGAAGACGGCCATCATCTGCAGGAAAGTGCGGTCAGCCTCGGGCATGTCGGCACAGACGAAGGGCACATTGGACTCCAGCAGGCCGCTGATGAAGTGGACGTTACGGGCCAGGCGGTCGAGCTTGGCGATCACCAGGGTTGCCTTTGTACGCTTGGCCAGGCTCAGGGCGTGAGCCAGCTGCTCGCGGTCATTCTTGCGGCCAGACTCGACCTCGGTGAACTCGGCGACCAGCTCGGCCTGGCCGATGTGGCAAGCGACTGCCTCGCGCTGGGCGTCCAGGCCCAGCCCAGACTGGCCCTGGCGATCGGTGGAGACTCGGTAATAGGCGACGAATTTCATGGCCATCCCCTCAAGTTCCAGCCGTGCCCCAGGCGGGCATGTCCATGGTGAGCTCGATGGCTGTCCAGCACATCTCATGGCGCTCGATCTCGCCAGCCATGTGGCGCTTGTAGTCCTCCAGGGCTTCTG